TACTTTTGCTATTCTTTCTTTTGTATATATGTAGAACATAATTTTCTCCTTTCAATTTTGAATAGATTTTCAAATTTATTCAAATTTTTATGATTAAAAATGTATTTTTGAGAGCTTTTTATATAAAATTCTTAGATTTTATATTTAAGAAAAATTATAAAAACAATCTCAAAGACACAAAATAAAATCTAAAATTCTTTATAAATTTGAAAATCTATTCAAAATTGAAAGGAGAAAATTATGTTCTACATATATACAAAAGAAAGAATAGCAAAAGTAAAATTTACTGTAAATTTAACAGTTAAGGAAGTAAAAGAGTTTATGGGAAATAATTTATTTTTAGATTATCCTGAATTAAACAAAGATGATTATATAGTTGTTGAAAGTAATGAAGTTTTTAAGCATCCAACTTATGATAGTATAACTAATACTATAAGAGAAATGACTAGAAATGAACTTATAGAAGAGGATATAGAAATTTCACTTGCTCCAGGAGAATATATAGAAAATAAAAAATTAAAGTCTATTCCACAACCAAGTATTTACCATACTTGGAATACTGGAACGCATAATTGGGATATAAATATGGAAGATGTTAAAAGAACTTTCAGACACAAGTTCAGAGAAATTCTGTTGGAAAAGATGTTTGGTTCTTATGAGCATAATGGTAAGATTTTCCAAATGAAAGAATATGATGAAATTAATTTTATGCGTGTAAAAATGGCATTAGACATTGCTGAAGAAACAGAAGACTATAGTGTCATTCAACAAGCCTTAGTAACATTGGGAATACCAATAACTGAAGAACTTGAAGAAAAAATAAAAGGTGCAATGAAAGTTGGAAAGCTAAAAAATCTTTTAAAAACTTTAACAACTCCTTGGAGATTAAAAGATGATTCTGTTGTAGATATGCCTCTTGGAGAATTAAATTTAATTTATTTTTCTTGGATACTAAGAGTTATAGCTGCACAAAACAAATACACTGCTATAACAAAAAAAATATTAAAAGTTAAAACTGTTGAAGAACTAGAAGCTATTAAATGGGAATAAAAAGAAAAGAGGTAAAATATGAAAAATTTCGCATTAGTGATTGGACATAATCCAAGAGGAAAAGGGGCATACAGTAAATATCTAAATTTATCTGAATATGAATACTGGAGAGATGTCTGTGATGAGATAAATAACTTAGATGATAATATTGATATTTACTCAAGAAAAGCTGAACAAAATTACATTCAAGAAATGAAACCTGTTGTTGATGAAATTAATAAGCATAATTATGAATTAGCTTTAGAATTACATTTTAATGCTGCTTCTCCACAAGCAAATGGATGTGAAAGTTTAGTTTATTTTAAGAATGAACAAGCTAAAAAATATGCTGAACTTTTTATGAAAAAATTAAAAACTGAGTATGGAAGCAATATAAGAAAAGAATGGAACAAATTAAAAGAAAAGAAAATAGATAAAAATGGTAAGGAAGTAATGATAGAAAAGACAGTAGAAACAGAGGGGATAATCCTCATTACTGATTCCAAAACTAGAGGAGGTTATGGAATATGCAATACAAATTGTACTTATGTTTTGGCTGAACCTTTCTTCGGAACTAACAAAGAAGCAAGTAAATTTAAAGATGTAAGAAAAATGGCACATTTTATAGTTGATTTTATAAATAGTATTAAAATTTAGGAGGTTTTTAATTATGGATAAAAAATTAATATGGCAAGTTTTAGGATATATATTTTCAGTAGTTACTTATATTGCATTAACTTGGAGATATAAAGGAAAGGAAGAAGCAACAACTGAAGTAAGAAATGAGGTAATGAAACAAGAATTAGCTATACAAGGAAAAGGTTTAGGAGAACTTAAAAAGAAAGCAGTTCAAGAATTTGTTTCTAAATTACCACCTCACGTAAGAATTTTTATTAATGAAAATACAATAGAAGCAGTAGTAAAAGAACTACAACCAATTTTTAAAAAATTAAAAGAGGGGAAAGATAATGGAAATAACAAAACTAGTGACACATCCACTTTATGATGGAAAAAGACATGAGTTATTCCAGGATTATATTTATGAAGTTAATGGGTACAGGATTACTGTACCCAAAGGCTTTATTACAGATTTAGCTTCTGTTCCTCGTTCATTTTGGACTATATTCCCTCCATTTGGAAAATATACTCCAGCTGCTGTTATTCATGATTTTCTTTACAGTGAACACAATACAACAGGAATAAATAGAACTTTAGCTGATAAAATTTTCCTACATATTATGAGAGAATTGAATGTGGGGTTTTTAAAAAGAAAGGCTATGTATAGAGCTGTAAGGCTATTTGGAGAAACTTCCTGGAAAAAGAAAAAAAATAATGAAGGCTATAAAGATAAGGCAGTAATAGATAAAACAGATGAAGCTATATCTTATTATGGTCATTGGAAAAAGATACTTAAATTGTAATTAGGGGTTGGTATAGTGGGGACATTCATGATAAAAGTTGGAGCATTTATAGTAAAAATATGGGCATATTTTATTGCTTTTTTAATTTGGCTTATTGGTGGATTTGATACCTTAGCAAAGGTTTTAATGGGGCTAATGTTAATTGACTACGCATCAGGAGTATACGCTGGATATAAGTTAAAGAATCTAAATTCAAAAAGAGCATATAAAGGAATAGAAAAGAAGTTATGGATTTTAGCTTTATTATGTGGAGCATCTTTAATGCACAGATTAGTTCCAGGTATTGGTTTTAGAAATTTAGTTGGAATATTTTATTGTGCAACTGAATTATTAAGTATTGTAGAAAATGCTGCTAAAGCAGGAGTACCTGTCCCTAAGAAATTGAAAAAAGCATTAGAACAATTGAAAGATGAGGATAAAGAAAAGAAAGAATAAAAGGGCAGTTCAACTCTGTCCTTTTTTTTATAAAAAAAACTTTAAAGGTTCAAAAAAATATCTTGACTTTTTTGAACCTTTAAAGTATAATAGACATATAAGGAGGTGAGGAAATGTCCACTTTAAAGGAGATATTGGAGATAATCTTTTATATCTTATCCATCATTGTTCTTATTAGGCAATTGAGAAAATAAGATATAGCAAGAGAAAGGAGGTTTGAGAGTAATCTCACTCCTCCACTCTCCCCTATCTTCCTTTAAAAATAAAAGAAAAAGGAGGGATAAAATGGAAGTATTAAGAGCTATAAATGACATATTACAACCTATAACATTAATACTAGTTATAATTGTATTAATAAAACTAAATAAAAAGAAATAAGCCCTCTTAGTTAAACTAAGAAGGCTCAAAAATGTCCACTTTAAATTTGTAATTAATTATAACATTTATAATAATGAAAATCAAGGGAGAAATTATGAAAGATAAAAAAAAGATGGGAAGACCTCCAGCAAAAGATCCAATTAATCATAGCATAAAAATAGGATTGAATGAAGAATTATATGATAAAGTTATCGAGTATAGCAATAAAAATGAAAAATCAATAGCTGAAACAGTGAGAGAAGCTTTAAAAATATTATTAAAAAAATAAGAGGAATTAAAATGAAATTATTTAAAAATGTAGGATTACCTGAATTAAAAGCAATATTAAAAGACGGTATACTTCCAATATCAGTAACTGGAAATGACAACTGGGAAGAAAATTACAGAAGCAATAATTCAAGAGAAGTAGTATACTTATTTTCACCAAAAAACGAATACAATACTTTCATGCAATATGGACTTGTATTACTAGAAATAGAGACTGAAAATGCAGTAAAAACTGAATTTATGCCAAATGATGTAAATAAAGATTACTACAATGAATATATAAAAAAAGAAATAAAACCTGAAGAAATAAAAAAAATATACATTCCTAAAATTTTTAGAAAGCAAATAGAAAAAACAGATTTCTTAAAAGGAATAGAAAATCAAGTTACTTGGGTTGAATTAGAAAAATTACCTGAAGATCCTGAAGAATATGAGAATACAGTTAACGTATCAGATTTGTATAATTATCTAAGAGGGTATAAAAATTTAAGATTTGAAAAAAGATTTTTTGTAGATGATTTTTATAAAGTTGAAGTTTACGATTATGTAATAGAACCTGTGAGGCAAAATACAATTATATTTTAGGAGGATATATGATATTATTTTCAGCAGAATACCTAAAAAACAAAGGAGAAGCAATTACTTATGAATTTGATGATGTTGATAAATATCTAAAACTCTGTGAAAAATATCAAATCAAAGAAACATCAGAGTGCTTAATAGAAAGTTTAAATTTATTGAATGAGTTAACTGCTGACATAGCAATGTTTAATTATAAAGAAGTATATATTTTCTTTATAATCAAAGAAATAGAAAGAATAGAAACTTTATATATATATGATTATGCTGACACAGATTATATAATTCAAGATGCTAAAGAAAACTTTGCTAAAGTAAAAAGTAAAGATCTTGTAAAATTGCTTCTATTTCAGTTAGGAGAAAAAAATTAACCGTAAACATAAAATGTACTCTTAAAAGAGAATAAATTTTTATGGAGGTAAAAAATGGATATTAAAGAATTTAGTAAAGCAGTAGGAACAGTATTAGGTTATTATAAGGAAAGAGTAAAAAATTTAAAGGGTATTACAGATATAGATAATGCCTTAAAAGAAATTGGAAGAACAGAAGAAGCACAAGGAGCAAAGGAATTAATTTATAATATTACTATGTCAAATAGCAATATAGAACTGGAAGATAGAATAAGAAGATGTATAAGTGATATAATGCTATTTGAAGATAAAGAAAGATTAGATGGAAGTTTAATGTTAGGGTATTATTATAAAGAACAAGCATAGAAGCAGGATTAATTTCCTGCTTTTTTTATTGAAAATAAAAAAAAGATATAAAAATATCTTGCCTTTTTCTCAATATATAAAGTATAATAAATATATGATAATTTTTTAAACAACTGGCGATAATATTGTAAGTGAAGGAAGGATAATAAGAAAAGACAGAAATTAACGATAGCTACAAAAAAAGATTAAAAAATTAAAAATTATCAAAAAATGTATAATATAATACAGTTCAAATCCCTCTCTCACCGCCATATTATTAATAGTAGTTAGGTTGATTTACCTAGCTTTTTTTATTATAAGTTCATATTATTTCTATTATTCGTCTTTAAATTCTTTTAGAATATCGTTTAAGAAATTTTTAATAGCTGTCAAATTTTTAACTTCCTCTTCTGTCATATTAGGAATTTTTGTAATTTGATTAAAAAGCTTTTGAGAACTTAGACTTAAAAAAGAGTTTGTTCCCATG